CCTTTAACTGAAGAAGGTATACCAGAAATAATAAACCCATTTGCAAACTTACCTGAACCTAATTTAGGTCCGGTAGGTGAATTACCACCAGTTGTAACTGGTGCAAATCCTACGGTTATGAACGCAAATCAAAGGCTCATACCAGGTAACTTTAATAGCTTGACACCAACTCAAAAATATCAAATACTGTTTGGCAACAATTAACATGGCAATAGAACCTAAAACAACAAGAGAACATATCGTATCACTTTACGGCCACGTAACTGGTCTTAAAAAAGATATTAATCAAATTAAGAATAACCATCTTAAACATATACACGAAGATGTAGATAAATTGGGCGGTAAGATAGATAAGATCTATTGGGTTCTTTTGACTGTTGCGGGAACTGCAGTACTCTTCGTGTTGGAGAAATTTATATGAATTTAAGTCGTAATTTTACTTTATCAGAATTAATCAAATCAGATACTGCTATCAGAAAAGGTATCAACAACAATCCTAACGCAGAGCAAATAGAAAAATTAAAAGCACTTTGTGAAAATATTTTACAGCCAGTGCGGGACCATTTCGGTAGAGTCAAGGTGACTAGCGGATTCCGTAGTGTTGATTTATGTATGGCTATTGGTAGCTCTGCAAATTCACAGCATGCCAAAGCCGAAGCCGCCGACCTCGAAGTAATAGGTACAGACAACGCTGAATTATTTGATTGGATTAAAGATAACCTTGAACCAGATCAATTGATATTAGAGTTCTACACTCCAGGTGAACCAAACAGCGGATGGATCCATTGTAGCTGGGTTGCTGACCAACCTAGAGCATCTTTTTTACATGCTTACAGATCAGAAGGCAAAACAAAATACAAACCAATACTAGGCAAAGCTAAAGATTTAGTGTAGATAGCCGGGATGAAAAATAGTTTATTAGTACATAAACATTTAATCATCCGAGCAGAAGCTGATAGGCCACCAACAGATGAAGAGCAGTTAAAATCTTGGATGTTAGATTTTATTGCATCCATAAATATGAAAGTATTTATGGGTCCGTTTGTTAAGTATTGTAATATGCCAGGCAACAGAGGTATCACTGCTGTTGCAATCATAGAAACTTCACACATTGCAATGCATATATGGGATGAACCTAAACCTGCACTAATGCAGTTTGATGTTTATTCGTGTGGTGAGTTTGATGTAAAAGAAATTTGCGATAAGATAAAAGAAGAGTTTAATGTGAAGAAGATAGAATATAAATACTTGAATCGCGAAACGGGGCTAGTCGATATTTAACGACACATACAACCAATAAAAGCACCACTACCATCATTCATTATATGTAAGTTTATGGTGTCTGCATAACCAGTTAGTTTTTCTCTAAGAATATCACACAAATCAAAACAATCTATTTCAGTAAATAGTTTTATATCTCCAAGTATTTCTTTAGTGACTGGTATCAATTGATACAAGCCATCATTTAAAATAATTAAATCCATTCTCTTAACTCTTCTCCCATGATTTCTGTAGCGATATTCATCTTTTTACGCAAAGCTTTTACTATCTTCTCATCTACAGTTTTTGGTGTTATAAAATCAACGTATGTTACCGACTTCTTTTGACCTATTCTGTGTGCTCTGTCTTCTGACTGTAGTCTTTTTTCTAAATCATATCCATTAGAATAATAAATAACATTGTTAGCTGCAGTAAGTGTGATTCCATACCCACCTGTTTGTGGATTACCTACAAAGAATCTTGCATTAGAATTTGAGTCTTGAAATCTTTCAATATTTTTTTGTCTAACATCTGCCGGAATTGCGCCATAATATTGTACTATAGAATCTTCGCCAAATTTTTTAGATATGGCTTTCACTATCTGCTGTATATCATACACATAATTAGCCCAGATAATTACTTTACCCTCTACTTCATCCAAAACATCAAGTAATTCAACCATTCTATTGTTTTTTATTTCTGTAATAGTGTCATCATCATTCTTTAAATGACCGCAAGTGATTTGATGTAGCCGCATCAATTGCGTTAAAACGTGGGGTGCCGTAGCCATTTTGCCTTTTAGTTGAGCAAGGGCCGCGGATTTCATTGTGGCATAAATTTGTCTTTGTTCATCTGACAATTCTACTTCTCTTTGTATGTATATTTTCTCAGGTAGGTCCAGACAATCTTCTTTTAATACTCTGTATGAAAACTTTTTAAGAGAATCAGATAATTCATCTAGTCTTTTATAACCACCTACAATTTGAACTCGACGTCCACCAAAGTTTCTATCTATCATTGTGGCGTATCTATTTCTAAATGTATAATAAGAATTAAATCCAAGTAATTCTTCGTGTAAAAAATTACATTGTGTATACAAATCTAATGGTGATTTAGTAACTGGCGAACCTGTAAGTATTCGTCTATAGGTTGCAAGTTTACCTAAAGCTAAAATAGCTTTAGTTCTTTTTGCCGTTGGTGTTTTGATTGATGTAGATTCATCAATGGCCATAATTGCTTTGTGGCAATTAAGAAACTTTGTGGCAAACTCTAGACCTTTTTTAGTCGAGAATGCTTCTACATTCATTACAAGGATGTGAAGGTCATAGTCTATCTTAAACAATTGCTGATACTCTTTATCCTTTGCTTTGGATGTAGTAGCAGTCCATAGTACCGTTTTATGATCTATGTGGCTAGGTAAATGATTTGGTATTTCTTGAGAAAACCAGTTTCTATATACACCCTTTGGTGCTATAATTAGCGCCGAATTTATTTTGCCTTTATCATAAAGCATAGCAATATTATCAACTAATACTTTAGATTTACCTGTACCCATCTCCATAAAATAACCATACTCTTCTTTATCCCACGATTTTTCTAACGCAGTAATTTGATGCCCATATGGCTTAGTTTTAAATTTATAATTCATTATTTACCACAACAAGGACACTTTATAGTTCCGTTTTGTCTTCCTTCCACATACCTAGCCCATTCATCACATTGCAATTGTGATGAAAAACTAGGACCATTAAAGCCGCTAGTTGTTACGCCATTATTATTATAATAGTGATTATACATATCACTATATTTTTCGTGCATTTGTTTTTCCCAATCAAACATATTTTTTCTACTTTCTTTGTTGACAATTATATAAACACTATTATATAGTCTGTCAAGAATTAAGAAATGAAAAATAAAATATTTGAATTGTATAAGCCAGAATCTTTAAAAAGTTTTTTAGAGTTTCATCAAGCCTTTCCAAAAGAAAGATTTGTTTATGTAGTTCAACAACCCGCACCTAACATTAATATATTAAGTGCATCTGATTTTGGATATCTTGTAATATGTTTGCCTAATAGAGATCAGGCAATATTATCTACTGCACCATATGTGCAGAAGATGAAAAAAAATTTACAAGACTTTCGTAAAGAAGATTATTTACTTGCAGTTGGAGATCCTGTAATAATAGGTATATCTACTGCAGCTGTACATGAAGTTACAAATGGACAGTTTAATATATTAAAGTGGGACAAGCGTGAATTTAGATACTATCCACTTGAAGTAGATATGTATCAGAAAGGATAATATGACAACTAAAGTAAAAGTATTCACAGGTAGTGGTTCTTTTGACATCAGAGATGAAATGATTAATGACTCAAAAGATTTTTTAGATACAGTTGAAGTTACAACTATTGCACAAGAGTGCGTAAATCTAAAACAAAAAGAAGATGAGATTGCAGAGTTAGAAGATAAACTCAAAAAGAAAAAAGAAGAAGCTGATCATATCAGTTCAAAAGTAATTCCAGAATTATTAGCAGAACAAGGATTGTCAGAAATAAAATTAGCTGATGGTTCTAAAGTTTCTGTTAAACAAGAATTTAGGGCAACTCTTCCTAAAGATGAAGTACGAAGAGATGCTGCCTATCAATGGCTTCGAGATCAAGGGTTAGGAGATATTATTAAAAACAATGTCTCTGTAACATTTGGTAAAGGAGAAGATGACAAGGCTCAATCTTTGATTGACCTTGCGGTTGCTAATGGTTACGAGCCAAGTCAGAAATCTGATGTAGCTTGGAATACATTAACAGCCCTGTATGAGGAGCGTGTCAAGGCCGGCCTTGACATGCCTTCTGATGTCTTTAGTCTTTGGATTAAAGACAAAACTAAAATAAGTCGGAAATAACAAACAAAGGATAAAGAAAAATGAGTAAAGAAGTAATGAAAAAAGGATCGGGATCAGTAGCTTTGTTCGCAGACGATGCGGCTACAGGTTTTGATAACATGACGCAAGATGATCTTGCGTTGCCGTATGTCAGGATCTTGGGTCAGTTATCGGCGCAGGTGAACGAAGGGGATGGTAAATACATCGAGGGTGCTAAACCTGGGATGATTTATAATAACGTTACCCATGAAATTTTTGATGGGAAGAAAGGTATTAAGGTGGTGCCTTGTTATTATAAAAAAGACTATCCAGAAAAAAGCGACAAAGGAGATGGGAATCCACTAACAGTGGCTACTCACCTACCTAATAGTCCAATAATCAAGACAGGTAAAAGAGAAGGATCTAAGATTAGATTACCAAATGGTAATTATCTTGAGGAAACTGCTTATTACTATGTTTTGATGGAAACAAAAGCAGGTGGTATGACGCCAGCGTTGATTACTATGAAATCATCGCAGCTTTCTGTCAGCAAAAATTGGAATTCTATGATGAAGACCATACAAATTGAGGACGGAAAAGGCGGCTTTGTTACGCCACCAATGCATGCAGTTGTGTATAATTTAGCATCAGCAATACAAAAGAACGACAAAGGTTCTTGGTATGGCTGGTCAATTACACAAGACCGAATTATGGGACAAGAGGACAAAGGATTGTACAAAAGTGCAAAAGACTTTTCTTCTAGTGTCTCGGACGGAACCGTGCAAGCAAAAGCCGATGTGGAAGAGAAGTCGGATAGTACACCATACTAACCGTTACCTAAATCATAGAGGTGGCGATTTTTTTATCGCTGCCTCTTTACAAAGAAAAAAGAAATGATAATAAAAAAAGACAGATTCAAAAATATATTTAGTGGATTAACTATAGCTTATGGACAATATCAACCTGGAGAACGCGGCGAAAACGGAAAGCAACAAGGAAAAGCTTTTATTGTACGTGGTACCGTCACAGAAGAACTCTGGGACAAACACTTACGAGGAGAAGGACCAGCGTTGGGAATCATCCCTATCACGGAGAGCAATGATTGTCGCTGGGGGTGCATTGATATCGATGAATATAATTTTCATCACACTAGCCTCATTAAAAGTATTCGGGATAATAAACTCCCTTTAATAGTCTGCCGTAGTAAATCAGGCGGAGCACACGTATTTTTATTTACCAAAGAAAATATTCCTGCATCTTTGATGCAATCTAAATTAAAACAAATGGCAATCATACTTGGGTATGAAGGCTCAGAAATATTTCCAAAACAAACTGAAATACTAGTGGATCGTGGGGACACTGGTAATTTTTTAAACTTACCCTACTACAACGAGATGAAAGGATTGCGTTATGCTATCAACGATAATGGCGCCAGTTGTACACTTGAGGAATTTTTTGAGCTCCATCATGTTTATGCGTGCACAAAAGAACAAGTCGAAGCGATTAAAACAGAAGAGAAAAAAATAGAAGAAGCATTTCCTGGAGGACCACCTTGTCTAAACAAACTTGCAACAACAGGTTTTGGACAAGGGTCTAGGAATAATGCTTTGTTTAATATTGCAGTTTACTACAAACAATCTAATCCAGATACTTGGGAAGATAAAATTGTAGAGGCAAATTTAAAATATATGGAACCTGCACTAAGTAATAACGAAGTGCAGCAGTTAATTAAATCAGTAAACAGAAAAGGTTACGATAAGTATAGATGTAAAGATGCACCTATCAATGCAGTCTGTCAATCTGGTTTATGTAGAACAAAAAGATTTGGGGTAGGATTTGGTGAAGAAGAAATGCCGGTGTTAGGAAGTCTTACAAAGTATGCATCAAAACCACCAGAATGGTTTTTAGACGTAGACAAAAAAAGAATACAATTAAAATCAGAACAACTTTATAGTCCGCAGCTTTTTGCATTAGCATGTTTAGATCAGGCTAACTTAGTTGTACCTGTACCAAAACCAAAAGATTGGAAACAACATTTTTTAAAACCAATGATGACAGGACTACAAGAAGTAGAACCTTTAGAGTCTTTAGATCCAGTCAATGAACTTACAGGACTCTTACAAGACTGGACTACTAATAGACAATCAGCAAGAACATTTGATGACATATTAAATAAACTACCATTCACAGATGAGAAAAGAGAATTTACATATTTTAGAATGGAAGACTTTTATAATTTTTGTAAACGAAATCACTGGGAAAAAGATAAAAACCAAACAGGTAACTTAATAAAACAATTAGATGTATTTGTAGATGAAGAAAGAATCCGTATTAAAAAACAACAACCAAGATTAATTAAAATAAAAACTATGAAACAGGTGGAGGCTAGTGTCACTCAAGAACCATATCAAGAGGAGCATTTTTAGTGGCAAAGGGAACGATATTAAGAAAAATTAAAATTAATAAATATAAATTTGATTTAGAAATATATCCAAATTTAGAAGGTCATGATGATATTACCTGGGAGATATTTCCTAAAAGTCAGGCAGCATCTTTATATGCATTTAGTAATAAAGATAAGATAAATAAAATTATAAAAAAGAAACACATATACGAACCAAAGAAATGAAAACAATAATATTAGGACCACCTGGAACAGGTAAGACTACAACTTTATTAAATTTAGTTGACCAGTTTATCAAAGATGGAATTAGACCAAGACAGATAGGTTATTTTTCTTTTACTAAAAAAGCAGCTACAGAAGCAGCGGACAGAGCTGCAGATAAATTTGGTTTAGATAAAGAAAATGATTTACCTTTTTTCCGAACATTACATTCTTATGCATTTAATCAATTAGGTATGACTAAAGAGAAGATGATGGGACCTGAAGATTACAAAGAGTTTGGTGAAAAGTGTGGCATACCAATTAAGTCTACAAAGTTTTCTGAAGGTGATGGTACATTTAATTCTGACAATGAATATCTTACAATTATAAATACAGCTATTGTTAAGCGAATGGATCTATTAGAGTATTACGACTCAAGACAAAACATATTAGACATAGAAAGAAACACATTATTTTTACTGTCAGAAGAATTAAAGAGATTTAAAAAAGAAAAAGGACTAAAAGATTTTAACGATTTAATTGAAGACTTTCTAACAAAAGAAACCATTAATAAATTTAAAGTATTGTTTATAGATGAAGCACAGGATTTATCTTTGCTACAATGGGAGATGGTAAGAAAGATTTGGAGTCGTGCAGAAAAAACTTACATTGCAGGTGATGATGACCAAGCAATATTTAAATGGGCAGGTGCAGATGTAGATCACTTTATTGCATTGAAAGAAGAAGTTGATGACATACAAACACTAGATCAATCTTACAGGATTCCTGGAGGACCTATACACGAACTATCACAAAACATTATAGGTAAGATACAAAACAGATTTGATAAAGTTTATAAACCAAGACAAGAAGAAGGAATACTGCGTAGATATTCTGACATCACACAGGTTGATATGTCAGAGGGTAGATGGTTGGTGTTATCTTCTGCAAATCATTTTTTAGAAGATGCTAAAGATTTATGTGAGCTGCAAGGTTGGTACTATCAATACAAAGGTAGAAACTCTATACCACTTAAATTATTACTAGCTTTAAATAACTGGGAATCTTGGCGTAAAGGTGGAATGTTAAATCACCTGGAGATAAAAAACATTTATGAATATCTAGGATCAAATGTATTAGAAGGATTTAGAAAAGGTAAAACATTACATTCTGATGACAAGTATACATTAAAAGAGTGTCAAGATAATCATGGATTGTTAGTTACAAATGTTTGGTACGAAGCATTTGAAGGACTAGATCCAATGACAGAAAACTACATTCGTAACATGAGGGCGAATGGAGAACAGATAAATAAAAATCCTCGTATAACAATGTCAACAATACACGGAGCGAAAGGAGGAGAAGCTGACAAAGTTTTACTAATGCAAGACATAACAAACGCAGCACTTGAAACATTTAGTCATGATCCAGATGAATTACATAGATTGTTTTACACTGGAGCAACAAGAGCGAAGCGCGAATTGCATGTATTAGATCCAAGAGATTTTGATAGAGCTTACATACTATGACACACAAAGATTTATTTAAAGGATCAACATATGATTCTCTAGAAAAGCAGGTAGGCGGGAAACACTACCGTAATATGAAAATTCAGCCAGCACATTTTATAAACGAAAACAAGTTGCTTTTTGCTGAAGGCAACGCTATAAAGTATATCTGTAGACACCAGTCAAAAGGAAAAGAGGAAGATGTGAAGAAGGCAATCCATTATTTAGAGATGATATTAGAGAGAGATTATTCGTGAGGAGCACACAGATACCGTTGTTCACTCCTGAAACGGAATGGGTTATGCCTGAAGAATTAAAAGATCTTCGTGGGCATAAAGAGATAGCAATAGACTTAGAGACTAATGATCCACATCTTATGGAGTTAGGATCAGGTAATGTCACTGGAAGAGGGCACATTGCTGGCATTGCGGTGGCCGTAGAGGGCTGGTCAGGGTATTTTCCGATACATCATGAGTCTGGTGGCAATATGGACAAAAAACTGGTCTTATCTTGGCTCCAAGATATTTGTAATCAAGAAGATACTACCTTCATATTTCACAATGCAATGTATGATATTTGCTGGTTGAGATCAGCTGGGGTTATTGTAAAAGGTAAAATAGTTGACACAATGATTGCAGCATCTTTGATAGATGAAAATAGATTATCTTATCAATTAAATTATTTATCAAAACATTATGTAGGGTTTGGTAAAGACGAAAGTGTTTTAAATGCAGCTGCAAAAGAATATGGATTAGATCCTAAAAAAGATTTATGGAGATTACCTGCTTTGTTTGTAGGTCAGTATGCTGAACGTGATGCAGAGTCTACACTAAAACTTTGGAAGAAGTTAGAAACAGAATTGTATCAAGAAGAATTATGGGACATATTT